AACGTGTCCTTGCTGATCTTGCCGTTCCTGATCCTGCCGCCTTGGTAACCGCCCTTGTGATCCCTGGCTGATGGCGCCGGCCAAGATGAAGACTCGTTTGCGCTGGTGAGGCGCGCCGACTTCAGCCGCGCTGAATATTCCCCACGTCGTTTGGTAGTCAAGGCTTTCCAAGTCTTCAATGACTTCTCTGAGTCCAAGGCTGATATGTCCCTCGACGTTCTCGAAGAAGCAGCAAAGAGGTCTAATTGTCTCGATGTGTCGCTTAATGAATGGCCATAGGTGTCTGGGGTCTTCAACTCCTTTGCGCAGCCCAGCGGCGCTGAACGGCTGGCAGGGATAACCGCCAGTGAGCACATCAACTCTGTCTCGAAAGCAGTGTGCTGGCAGGGTTTTAAGATCCGTCCACACAGGCGCCGGAACCAGATGTCCCGCTTCCATCTTTGCAACCAAGTTCGCAGCTGCGAAGGCTTCGATCTCCACATGAGCGACNNNTCGATGTTCAAGCCCGGCAAGCTCAAGTCCTCGCTCGATGCCACCATATCCTGTGCATAGCGAGAGGACTGTGGGTAGTTGGCCGGAATGATCCACATNAGACACCACACATCCCATCGCACTCGTCCATGAAAGAAAACGTCTCTTGGTTTTCCGCTGGATCGCTAAGGTCAGCCTCGTCCAGCGGCACTCGGCTGCGATGAAGGTAAAGTTTGTTGCCCTCACTCGTTTGGTTGATGCCGTCGCGAATCAGATGGTCGACCACGACCGCCTCAACCCATGACTTTTTGTCGTTCGCTCGCATTTCACGCCATGTTGCGTTGTCGTGATACGGACAGAATGTGCATGCGCTTTTGCGCGGTAGCTCGTTGTAGCCGTTGTCTTTCATCCACTGCAGACAATGAAGCCGGCTCATCCGTTGCTCTAATAATGGCCATCGGTTTTCGACCCACTTGTCGCGAGACGCTTTCATGCGCTGAATCTCGTCCTGGCTTATACCGATCCACTGCTCAATCACGACTTCTTTTGGCGCGCGTTGGCGTGGCTTCAGCCCAATAAGCTCGCGCAGCTTTTTGTAGATTGGCGTGATTTTGTAATCGACGGTGCATTGCCGAAACAGCATCCCGTCACTCTTCGGCGTCTGCACGAACAGCGGTGGATTTGGCACCCTCGCTCCCGTTTGCGAGCTCGCTATTAGGTCGTCGCGCAAGTTGCCAGCAGTTACTCGGTAAATTGGGAAAGGCAGCTGTGTCTCAAGCCAATCGAGCCATTCATAGACATGGTCTGGCTCCGATTGCGTGTCAGCAAAGATCGCGCAGTCAGGCATAGGCGTAATCTGGCCTTTTGCTGCCATCAAAGCCATCACCGACGACTGCACACCAGCGCCCAGGCTGATGACCGTTAACTTACTCATCCACCTCACCCTCATGCATCCACTGGCCGACACATACAAAGGCGCGCATCTTGCGATGCTTGTCTGGCTGCTCAGTGACGCGCAGCGCGCCGTTCTCAATCCAGATCTTGAGCAGCTGCCTGATCTTGGCTTTGTTATAAGAGTCGGCGGCGTCGAGGTTTAGCGCCTCGGCAACGGCAATGCCCACCCAGTCCTTGGCCCTTGGGTTCTCGCGCCACTCACCGCTGGCGACTCGGCGCTGCACGCTCTCTAGGTCACTGCGCGTAACGTCGCTGAACGCATCCGGCCACGACCAAGGCTCACTCACGCCAACGCTGTCGCCGTTCGGGAGCTCAACGCTAACCATCTGTCGCCAAGTGCTGTCGGCTGTTGGCGGTGCCAGGTTGTCTTTGCTGTCGCCTTCGCGGCTGTAGCGCCAGAATTGGTCTTCATCGATGCCCGCGTTGCGCGCTTCTTCAGCGGTCATGCGCTGTAGCCGGCGAACGTGACGGGCGGCGTCTACTAAAGCCGAAGCACCCCTGGCATCAGAGACCGTCGCCTCCTGCATCCCATTGCCCTTACGAACGTGATGCACGAGCTCGATAGAGCAATTGGCGTCGTTAGCTACCTGCGCCCACCGCTTCACCACCATGTCTATGGCCTTGTTGTCGTTTTCACTGAGGTGGTGCGAGCTCACGAACGGGTCAACAATGACGACGTCCACGTTCATGGCCTTGATATGGTGCGTTAGTGCGTCGGCAGCTGGTGTGAGTACGTTGGCCCCGCCGGCCTGCTCGGCAATGATCAGCGGCTCGTCTCGCCCGCTGTTCACGAGCAGTCTGTCGCCAAGGTCGTCTTGCGTGATGTTGTGGTGCTGGGCGATGCCGGCAATGCGGCGCTGTAGCTCCTCTAAAGGATCTTCGAGATTCCACACCCACACTCGGCGCGGCTCAGTCTCCACGCCCATGATCGAGCGGCCGGTCGCCATCGCAACGGCTTCTGCCAGCGTGATCGCCGTCTTACCAGTGCCCCCTGGCGCTACGGTGACGGATAGAAACTTTCTGATGTAGTGCCGGCCATACACCCACTGCCTTGGCGGTATCTTGCTGGCGTCGCCAAGCACAAAAGGCTTTGGCTCCAGCGCCACTTTCTGCGCTTGCGCGGCTTCGGCTTGCGCCTCGCGCGCTTCGCGCTGCTCAGCTGCGCTGTTGCGGGCGTGCGTTTGCGCGATGCTATTTACGGTGCGCTCTACCTCGTCGCGATCGAGCGGCGGGCTGTTGTAAGTATTCCACTGCAGCACCTGCTCAAGCACGGCGTCAGTGCTCAGCCCTTGGCGAAACAGCCGGCCAGCCTCGGCAGCTGCTTGATGGTTGCGGTTGCCCTCAGAAACGCCCGCGTCTTTCACGCTGAAAGACAGGCCAGTATCCACCGGGCCCGGAGCCGGTTCGTTGAAAGACTTGATTTTGCGCAGGTCTGCAGCGCAGAGCTTCGGCAGACTCCCCCACCACACATCGACGTCAGGATCGTCGTCGCGTGCGTATATGTGGCCGCTTTCGTGAATGCCACCCGCCGCTATGACATACCCGCCTTGCCCGCGCAGGTCAATGCGCAAGTCTGGATTCACGCCATTGCGCACCGGGTAGTTGGGATCGACCTGGTAGTAAAAGTGCTTGCCTTTCGACGTCGTAACGCGCCTTGGCGTGTAGGTGAGGTTCTCGCGCACGAATTTGACGGCGTCGTCAGAGTCGGCATCGACGACAACGACTTGCTTACCAGTCAAGAGCGCATAATTGCAGTTTTGATAATTGGCACTATTCAACCAATACTCTTGCTGCGCGGGCGGCATGTCGGCGTCCTGCCACCTACGCCATTTTTCGACAGTTTCTTTGCCTCTGGCCGGCACCAACGTAAAGCCTTCTTCAGCAAGCTCCCGCGCCGCCTCTCTCACTCCCTCGCGTGACTCCACGGCTTCAGCCATTGGCCGCTTGGCTTTGGCTATATAGGTCTGGCCTTAGCTCTTCGCGCTTAATTCCCGTGATGGCCTCGACGGCGACGACGCGCTCGGCTGGGATTTTGTTCGCCCACTTCCACTTATATACGCTGCCGCGTGAGATGTTGAGGCGAGAGGCAAGCTCGCTGATGACTATCTTTTGCCAAATGTCTGTATTGCTCATCGCTGTGAATGTACACCTTTAGGTATACACACGCAACGGACAGCGGCGATTTTGCAAAAGTGTTGCTAGCTGTCACCTATTGCGATACATTCAAAGGCCAACTTAGTTAAAGGAGAAATAGAATGGAGAAAGACATTGCAAGTCGCATCCGCGACTTGCGCAATGCACGCGATCTCAGCCTTCGGCAATTGGCTGAGCTGTCCGGCATAAACCACAACGTCATCCACAAATGGGAAACAGGCAAGGCAACGCCTAACCGCGCGAACGTCGTGCGCCTGTCTGAGCTCTTCAACGTGAAGCCCGCTTGGTTGCTATTTGGAAGAGACAACAGTACCACTGGCCTTAACGTGCAAGACACGTTTGCGGCATTATCGATCAACTCACAACAACAAGTACATGCGCTGATTTCCCACTTACTGGAGGTGGAGAGCGCACCAGGAGTAGTTAATGGAAAAGATTCGTAAAGAACGACAACGACTTTGGGATACTTACATAGATTCAGCAGCCAGAACGTCCACGCTGGCGTTTAACTATTTCAACGGTCTCACCTTTTACGAAGTGCCAGGCTGCGAAATCTCACGGCCTTACACCACTTGGCTTCGTGAGATGTCGCAGTCTCCTTACTTACCAAAGTCGCGTGAAGCTCTTATGTTAGTCGCGATAAACAACAAAGAATTCTACCAAGGCGACTTCGGCGAGTCTTTGCTGATCTTGCGGGATGCGAGCTTTGTGGCGCTCCGCGTCGGCTCCGATATCCTTTACGTCGCAGTAAAACCTTGGGACAAGCACGCCATGCGATCGCACGCGCGAAGCAAAAAAATCATTTACGATTTGCGCAACCTTGAGCTCGTTTCTCTTAAAGAGAACAGCCAAGGCTACGACAACGTGCTGATCGCATCGTTTTAATTTAATCGTTTCATCTGTCACCATTTTGTTGACAGTACGGTAAGCCATCTATAGTGTTCTTCGTGTCACCAACACGGAGTACACTGGATGACCGACACAACGACACAAAACGGTAACAACGAACCTAACCTCGAATCGCTAGTCGCCAGGCTTGCTGAGCTCAAAAAGCTGGAAGACGACGCCAAGCTGGCGCGCGTCGAGCACGAAGCTCGGATTCTGCCATTCCTTGAGCAGATTGAAGAAGGCAGCAAAACCACCACCTTAGCCAACGGCACCAAAGTAACCGTCAAAAACGGCTACAACCGCCGGCTAGATCAAGAAGGCTGGAAGCGGATAAAGCACAAAATTCCAGAAAACCTGCGCCCAGTGCAGATAAAAGAAGTTCTAAACGACACGTCGCTGCGCTACCTCAAAAACAATGAGCCAGACTTCTACAAGGAAATGGCGGCAGTCGTCACGACCTCCCCCGCAAAACCATATCTCACCATAAAGGAGGCGTAACCATGGCCTTTGATCTCAAGTCGATTTCATCGACGCAATCCGCGCGCGCGCTATTCGCGCTGACCTACGGCACGTCTGGCGTCGGCAAGACGACCTTTGCGGCCGATATGCCAAACCCCGTTTTCATACAGACAGAAGACGGTGCCGGCAGTTTGACGCTGCAGGCGTTCCCATTAGCCAAGTCATACGACGACGTTATGTCGGCGATCACTGCGCTATGCGAGAAGCATGATTACAAGACTGTGGTCATCGACTCGCTTGATCACTTGGAGCCACTGATCTGGAAAAAAGTCTGCGAGGACAACAGCGTCAAAAGCATCGAGCAGCTGACATACGGCAAAGGCTACGTCATGGCTCTCGACCTGTGGCGCGACCTGCTGTCCGGCCTGCGCCACTTGCGCGACAGCGTGGGCATGAACGTCATGCTGATTGCGCACCACCAGATTCGTAAGCACGCAGATCCTGAGCTTGAGCAGATCGATCGGTACGAGATCAAGTTGCACGCCAAAGCCAGCGCGCTGGTGCAGGAGTCTTGCGACTTGGTGTTGTTCGCTAAGCACAAAGTCATGGTGAAGAAAGAAGACACAGGCTTTGGCAACACGCGAGCTCGCGGCATCAGCACCGGCAAGCGCGTGCTTTGCACCGTTGAGACGCCAGCCTTTGTGGCCAAAAACCGATTCGGCTTGCCAGACGAGATTGATCTGAGCTGGGACGCACTCACCACCGCAATGAAAACCAAACTAGAAGGAGCAGCCTGATGGCGCAGTTTCAATTTAGCACCGCCGGTATTGAGCCGGCAGAAGCCCCGCAGGAGCGTTTGCCGCTGCCAGAAGGCAAGTACAAGGCCGTCATCACCGACAGCGAAATGCGCGCAACACGCGCCGGCACTGGCCACTACTTGAACTTCACTTGGGAGATCACGTCTGGCGAGCATAAAGGCCGTAAGGTATGGGCGAACTACAACGTCAAAAACCCAAACGAAAAGGCAGTCGAGATAGCGAAGAGAGACCTTGCAGCGATATGCACGGCGATGGGCAAGGCTGGCTTTGAAGACAGCCAAGACCTGCACTTCCACGAAATCGAGGTGCTGGTCAAAGTCAGAGAAGCATCAAACGGCTACGCAGCCAGCAACGAAGTGCGCGGTTACGCGGCACCAGCTGGCTCCGCACCACCGCCACCGGCTGCGCCGGTAGCGCAAGCCGCGCCTGCCCCAGAACCTGCACCAGCACCCGCTGCTGATGCCGGCAAAAAGCCTTGGGACAAGTAGCATTGGACGTGCTCGCTGCATCGAAAACGCTTGCCGCCATTGATGGCGGTATCGAGGCTGACCAAGACTCAGCGCCTGGTCGCCTGCACTTTGGTGCGTCTATCGCTGGCGAGGAATGCAGCCGCAAGCTCTGGTATAGCCATCACTGGGTCAAGGCTCAGCGGCATGGCGCGCGACTGCTGCGTCTGTTCGCTCGCGGCGAGACGGAAGAAGTGCGTTTCGTGAATTACTTGCGCCGCGCTGGTGTGACTGTTTGGGAAGTTGACCCAGACACCAATCAGCAATGGCGCATTTCAGATCACGCTGGGCACTTTGGTGGCTCGCTTGATGGGATGGGCATTGGCGTGCCCGATGCCCCCGACGAGCCGCACGTCTTGGAGTTTAAGACGCACAACGCCAAAAGTTTTGCCGACCTGGTGAAGCGCGGCGTGTATGAGTCGAAGCCGATGCACTACACGCAGATGCAGATCTACATGCACAAAATGGACGTGCAGTGGGCGCTGTACATGGCCGTCAACAAAAACGACGACGACCTGTACTTGGAGCGCGTGCCGCTCGATGCGGCCCACGCGCAGCGAATGCTTGATCGCGCCAGGCGCATCATCACAAGCGACCGCCCGCTTGAGCGCATGAGCGACGACCCCAGTTGGTTCAAATGTAAATGGTGCGACTACTACGACCTGTGCCACGGCACCGACACGCCAGCGATGAACTGCAGAACTTGTGCGCACGCAACGCCAATGATGGACGGTGACGGGCGCTGGCACTGCGACAAGTTTGATAAGCACTTGGATAAAGCCAGCCAGCGCACTGGCTGCGACGACCACCATTTCATACCGCCGCTGCTCGCGAACTGGGCTGAGCCCATTGACGCTGACGGCGACGGCGTGACGTACACCAACAAACTTAATGGCAAAGAATTCACAAACAGCCACGGCCGATATAGCTCGGCCGAGATCGCAGCTGCGGCGCCAGAACTGATAGGCGACGCGCAGATCGACCGGCTGAAGTTTGAATTCGATGCCCGGTTAACGGGAGTAGGAAAATGAACTTAGAGGATTTACCTCTTGGCGAAGTCGTTACCGGCGTCGATATGCCGATACGCAAAGGCTGGACGAAAACGGCACGCTGGGCGCAGTACCTAAAGAAAATGAAAGTCGGCGACGCAGTGCGCGTAGCGAACGCGAAAGAGCGCGACGCCATGACTCACTTTTTTAGGTCTCACAAAGCTGGCACCGTTAGCTCGCAAGTGGGCGACGGTAGCTTCGTCGTATGGCGCACCAGGTTTCGCAAGAAATGAGTGAAGACTGGACGCAAACGCTCATTGATATGCGCAACGCGGCAAAGGCTGAACAGCGCGTTCGAGAGAAGAAGCCAGAGAATTGTTTTTTTTGCGACTACATGGATCGCCAACCAGGGTTCTGCGAGAAGCACTGGGCCCGCCCGCCGGCAGACTTCATGCCGCGCGAAGGCGCGTGCCCTGATTTTATTGAGGAGATTCCGTTTTGACATGGCTTAAGAGCAGTTCTCTCCTTCTGCTCTCTCTCCTGCGCGCGCCGTCCGCGTGGCCAAAGGCGGCACCTTTTTGTTGGAGCAGGCAGTGAAAGATTACGAGTTTGAAATTTTGATCACGACGCGCAAGCACATAAAGGCATACGCCAGCTGCGTCGAAGACGCGAAAGACAAGGCGCTCGAAGTTGCGCGTAGCCGCATGGGCGACGACTTTCATTCGCTGCAGATCAATGAGGTAGAAGAGAATGGCGAAAAATGAGCGATCTGTTTTACCGCGCGATCAAAGCGCAAGACAAAGCCCGGCAGCTGATGCGGCCGCGCCCCAAGCAGGGTCAGAACCAACAGTTCCACCGCGCGCTGACCGAGCAGCAAATCGAAGACGTTTTGAAGTTGTGGGCCGATGGCGTGCGCAAGGTTGCTATCGCCAGCATTACGTCACTGGCGCAAAACAGCGTCTA